TTTACGGCCTGCAGGCCCTGGTCATGCGGGCGGTGGTGGAGAGCGGGGAATGCTTCGTACGCCTGCTGCCGGCCAACATCACGCCGGCCAACCCGATCGGCCTCCGGCTGCAGGTGCTGGAAAGCGACCACCTCGACGCTGCCCGCCAGGGCGTTTTGGACGGTGTTCCCACGCTGCAGGGCATCGGCCTCGGCGAGGCCGGCGAGCCGGTCGGCTACTGGCTGCACCGCGTGCATCCCGGTGCGTCCTGGGTGCTGCCGGGCGGTGCGACCTGGCTGAGCAGCCAGCGCGTGCCCGCCCGCGACGTGCTGCACATCTATCGCAAGCGCCGGCCTGGTCAGCTGCGGGACGTGTCCTGGCTGGCGCCGGTGCTCACTCGGCTGCGCGACCTCGGCGACTATGAGGCCGCGCTGCTGATGAAGGCCAAGATCGAGGCCTGCCTCGCCGCGGTCGTCTCCGAGGATAGCGACGACACCATGACCGGCCCGGCCTCCGGCCTGCTGCGGGATGCCCAGGGCCGCACGGTGGAGAGCTTCGAGCCCGGCATGATCCTGTATCGCCGCGGCATGGGATCCGTGGAGGTGGTGAATCCCTCCGGCGGTGGCAGCCACGCGGCCTTTGCACGTCGCGCGCTGGAAGCCTCCGCGGTGGGCACTGGCCTGACCTATGACCAGGTCGCCGGCGATCTCACCCAGGCGAACTACTCCAGCCTGCGCGCCGGCAAGATCGAGTTCCGCCGCCTCTGCGAGCAGGTGCAGTACGGGATGCTCATCCCGATGCTGGTGCGGCCCATCGCCGATCGTTTCCACCAGCAAGGTGCGCTGCTCGGGCTGTGGGGCGCGGAGGTGCCGGAGGGCCTATCGCACGTCCCGCCCGCGCACGAGATGATCGACCCGCTGAAGGATACCACCGCGCTCATCGCGCAGGTGCGCGCCGGCTTCGTGCCGCAGCCCGAGGCAGTGGGCGCCTTTGGCTACGACTTCCGCCAGGTCGTCGAGATGATCCGGGAGGCCAACGCGCTGCTCGACGAGGCCGGCCTGTCGCTCGACAGCGATCCGCGCCGCGTCGCGAAGTCGGGTGCGGCCCAGGACGCGGCGCAGCTTGCCGCCATCGAAATCGCTGCCACTGGCGCTGCCAGCCCGCGCGCTGAGCCGACCAGCAATTCCCCAGGAGCCACACCATGATCCCAGGCGGCTATGACTGGGCCGACGACATGCTCCGCGTGAAAAGCATGCGCCGGCGCTTCCGCGACAATTTCGGGGGCGACGCCATCAACCCGACCCGGTGGGAGGTCCTCTCGACCGGCAGCGGCATGACGCTGTCCGTCGTCAATGGCACCGCGCAGATCTCCACCGGCACCACGCGGGACGACGAGCTTGTCCTGCTCAGCCGGCAAAGCTTCATGCTGCCGCTGCGCGCGATGGTGGCGCTGAACCTCAGCCAGCGCATCGCCGGCCAGACCGCCTGGCTGGAACTGGTCAGCGTCATGCCCGAGACCAACCAGCCCGACGAGCGGAACATCGTCGCCTGGCGCCTGGACGGCATCAGCGCCACGCTCGCCAACTACGAGGTGGGCAGCGATGGCGCACCACGGCTCGGCACCGCCTCGGGCGTCACCATCCCCACCACGGCCCCGGCCGGCTGGTCGGTGCTGGAGCTCGAGCCGAACAGCGACGAATGCTACTTCCACGGCCGCGCGCTGGACGGCACCGGCCTGCGCGCCAATTCCTACGCCCGCCAGCAGCAGCTGCCCGACCCCGCCGCGGTCTATCGCTTTCGGGTGCGGGTGCGGAACCGGCAGGTGTTCCACGGCATCTCCGCGGTGGCCAACAACGGCGGCGGTCTGGTGCGCATCACCCGCGCGGCCCATGGCTATGCGACCTCGGATTCTGTCACCGTGGCCAATGTCGCCGGCGTGCCCGGCGCGAATGGCACCTTCACCATCACGGTTATCGACGCGAACAACTTCGACCTGGTCGGGTCGAGCTTCACCGGCGCCTACGTCAACACCGGATGGGCGACCATAAGCCGCAATCTGGCGCCGGCCAGCAACACCGACCTGCGGCTGCAGTTCGTCTCGATCTCCGACTATGCCGAGCTCACCACCGCCATCACCGCGGGCCGCGCCAATGCCGTCGCCGGCCAGGGGATCGGCGTGAACGTGCTCAGCGCCACGGCCCCCGCGCTCAGCGTGGTGGGTGGCCAGGCGCGCAACACGGCTGGTGCGGTGCCGGTGCTCGCCGCCACGGGCTATGCGGCGAACCCGGTGGCGGTGACCACAGCGCGCGGTGTCGACCTGCTGGCGACGCTGATCGGCGCGATCGTCACCAAGCCCTACGCCATCCCCGAGGCCGACTGGACCTATGCCGGGCCGGTCGCCGGCATCGCCACCGGCAGCGACACCGCGGTGCAGGCCGCGGCCGGTGCCGGCATCCGCCGCTACGTGACCGGGATGCAGGTGCAGAACGCTAGCGCCACGGCGACGGAGTTCCAGATCCGGGATGGCACCACGCCGGTCTGGCGGGCCCTCCTGCCGGCCAATCTTGGTCCCACCAACATCGACTTCCCGACCCCGCTGCGCACCACGGCCAATGCCGCACTGAACATCCAGGCGGTGACGGTGGGTGCTG